CCCAGCCCGCCAGGCCTGGAAAGGTGTGGCATTGGGATAGGTTGCACTGTAACAATCGTTCATGGCCCAATAGTTGGGGTAGAAGCAGAATTCCACATCGTTGGCTGCTGAACCGTCACTGGCTTCATGAGTCTTCATGTTGCGGACAAAGTCCTTGGTCCAGCAGCTCATGCCACCATTACCATATTGCAGGCCATTAATGATGTTTCTAGCTTTCCAGCGAAACACACAGTCCCGATTGGTTGTATCCAGCTTCAACTGCAGATTAAAAAATTCTGGATCTGGTAAATTGTCACCGTCAATCAGCACGAAGCGGTCAGTATCGCTGGCGTCAGCAGCGGCTTTGTGTGCTGCATCCGACCCTTTGACTCCATCTACACGTCGGGCCCAGGGCACCATGTTCTGAATTTTAATCCAGAATTCTTCTTTTTTTGGCTCGTCATAGGTGAGAAAAATACAATCTAAATCTGCAACATCAACGATTTCTACGCTCATAATATTCCGTCTCTAAATAGCTATCTTCTACAACAATTCCAGCATGATCTTTTACTACTTTAACACCCTTGTTGCTGCGAGTCAAAGCAAAATGATGAAAATATACAGGTTCGACTCGACAAATTTTTCCATCAACTACTCGCATGCAACTCCAATCATGTGTCACATACATTTCTCTGCTGATGTTTATCCAATTGTCATTGTCAGGAAATCCACTGCCCGAAAATCCTGTGACCCAGCCATCCGCGTCATAATATGCCCGATATTCTTCAACTACCGGTAGTACCGTTATGGATGTCAATGCCTGCAAAAATTCAGACTCACCTGGTAGCATGAACAAATCCCTTCTCATAATAATGCACTGGATAATACTGATTGCGGTTGTTAATTCTTACTATATCGTTCTGCCATTCAATATTTGTATGATCAGTCACTGCTTGAGTTTCATTCCAGCCCTGAATTTGTGGTTTTAGATGAACAAAGTTAAAAAAATCCTGGGTAGGAATGGTGCAGATATCAGACCCGACGATTTTTACCGCCACTGCAAATGCAAGGTCAGTGGTGGGTGGCTCATTAATCAGCACCAGATGATTTTTTACTGTATCCCAACCAGCATAAACATCACGCACCGTTCTAAAAAAGTCTGCACTTGTCTGACTGTATCTAAAATAATACATGCCAGTGTAGATGTCTGGCAGATCATTTTCTTTAAAAATCTTTCTGTAGGGACTCGATGTAATATTCTCAGACTGGAGATTTTTACAGTGCAAACTAAAGCAGATGTCTCTGAGTCTTAGCCCGTCTAACCAATGTGTGATATCTCGAGTGAATAACAAGTCGCTTTCTAGTTTGATAGTTTCCTTAAAGGGAGTCAGATAGAATGCTTGCCACTCATTGCTCATCTTCCAGTGTTCATTTTTGGCATAATCAGTGGGAAATTCAATGATATAATCAAAGACCTCACAATGCTGATCAGTGATCAATTTGGCAGTGGCAGCATCTACCAGCACCGCAAACTGATTTTGTTTTTGAGTTGACTTGACGTTCAGTGCTTGCTGATAAGCCAACTCCAGATAATCAGTGATGTCATTATTTTGTGCAATGGTCAAGAACCCAAATTGACTTTTAAATTCACGCATGGGTCGCTGCCTCGATTAATTGTTCACAGGAATCAGATAATAACCAGGCCTTGCTCATCAGATGAATACTTTGTTTTGGTAATACCAGAGCCTGTCCTGAGGTTTTCAGGTAAAACTTGGAATCTTTTAATTCCAGACTATCAATGGGACCAGGCACGCTAACAATGGGCCAGGGCAAATAGTTTTCCTGATTGGGACTGTATCCATTTATGATATTGTCAGCAATAGTAAATGCATAATCATTTCTGAAATTTCTGGCCTCGATATTGTAGAGGTCTCTGTAATATTGATAATTGCGCTCAATTACACCCACCAGATCAAATAACATTCGGGTCTTGGGAGTTTTATTAAACACAATCACAGTCGCCCAGAGTGTGTCCAGGCTATACTGTCCCATCAGATTGCTGTGTTGACTGCAGACATAATTATTTGTTTTTGTGATCTGATAATCTGACACCACATCTAAAATTTTCAGTAGATTGTTATCAAAAATCAAATAATCGCTGTCTATCAGAATAGTCTGATCGTAGGGGCTCAACTCATAGGCCAGATATCTGCCACCATTGTGCCACGCTTCAAAATTCCCCGAGTCAATATTATATCTTTTATTGGCAAAATCCTGACCCGTGACAATGGTCACTGGCAGTTTAAGATAATGTTCTGCAAGGGTTTGGGCTCTGGCGGCAATTGTGGTGTAATCTATATAACCAGTGTTGTTGGCAAAGATCAATACGCCTTTAGATTTTTCTAACACGTCGCAGTTCTTCATGTTGAATATGCCAGGAATTCATTGCAGTCTGATAACACTCCCGGGACTGAGCCAAAAGTTCTGATCGGTTACAACAGATGGGATTGCCATAGACATCCTCAATAAACAATTCATCTGTGGGCCAGGTGGACAAAAAGGCCAGCAAAGTTTGATCAACTAAAAATAGCCCACCATTGTGGGCCAGGTGCAGGTCAATTTTAATTCGTTCCTGCAATGCACGTTTGTTGATTTGAAAATCGGTGGCTTGTTTAACCTGACGGATAATATTTTCAGTGGTGGTGGTGGTCATACTTGTAATTATCTACAAAAGTATAGTGTCAAAATAAAAGCACTGACTAGCAGTGCTTTTATACAAACTCGACTGATTAAAATCAAATTAGTTTAGTGTTGAAGCTGCTGTCACTGAGCCCCAGGTGTTGGTAAGATTGGTGGTTTCTGGTGGAGTAACAACCACGTTGGCATTGATGATCATGTTGATGGCATCATCAAAGGTGTCTGTGGCACCATCATTGTAGTTGATGGTGAAGGTGATGACGTTGCCCAGGCCGCCGTTACTACCTGCAGTGCCTGAAATTTTAGCCAGCACTTCCACATAGTTTGAAGTGTATGCTGCAGTGGTGTCAGTCAGTCGAATCAGTGTCTGATCTGATGTTGTCAGATCCCAGAAACCAATTGCACTGCCGTCAGTGGTCAGTGTGCCGCCAGTGCCAGTACGGCTGCTGGTGGTGAAATCAAAGTTCAGTGTTGCCAATTTGGTGCCCAACAATGAAGTCCAGGCAGTTTCTTTGGCATTGTCTGCACCGTTGGTCACACTAAAACTCAGGGCGATTCGGCCACCGGCATTGAAGAAATATCTGGCCTGATCGCTGCTGGCAAATGTCACTGTGCGAACTTGTTGGAATGTTGTTGGGCTTGCAACGTTCCAGGTTCCAGCCAAACTGGTGGTTGCTGGTGTTCCGCGTGTACTGTTAAAGTTTGCGCGGTTGTTGAATGCGTTGGTAACGTTGGTTTGTAGTGTACTCAAAGCAGTGATTATACTACCAGCAGTTGGGTTGGTGATACCTGAACCCGACCCTGCTTGGTGTGTCAGGACACTGTTTAATCTTGCCAACAATGTTGACCACTGTGTGGCAGTCACAGTATCACCTGTGGCCACTGCTGACAATGTGGTGCTTTGACCATATCCCTTGTCACCTGAGCCCACGCCCCATACTGTGTTAATGTTTGCTACTGCATTGTTGGCAGTGCCATCGGCATTGCCTGTTGCAAATGTATTGTAGTGATCGCGTAGGATCAAGTCACCGGTCTGATAAGCCATTTTTTAGTTCCTTTTAACTATTTAGTTTGACGATGGCTTCTACCACGCCTTCGCCGTCTTTTTCTTTATTTTCCAGAGATCTGCCAATGACATTGAACGCAGTCATCTCGTCCCGTCTGGCAGATCTTGCAAGCCCATTGCCCGCTGCGACCAATCTGTCGCCTTTCTTAACTCGGCCAATGACTCTGACCGGAACTCTACCACTAACTGCAACAGCAGGGTGGGTAACGTCGTCCCCAGCCCCACCATTCATTAAGAATGCTGCAGACTTACTAATTACACCAAAAACATCTTCGCTTAGATCGTCGGCCACTGCGGTAATTTCCTTCGCCCCACCCAGCGCAACCACTGTGCCAGGAGTATACGACTGGTCTGCTGCAAAGCGTTCTGCCAAGTCGGCATACTGTGCAGTGATTGATGTGCCACGGAAAGTAACAGCCCAGACATTACCAAATCTATTGCTGCTTGTTCCAATGTCACCTGTCCCATCTGTGCCTGATTTAGTAATACTTGGCACTGATGCTGGTGCATTGGTTGTTAGGTTTCCTACAAAATTGTTGGCATAAACGGTGTTAAATCGATTATTGGATTGACCAATGTCACCTGTTCCGTCTGTACCGGTCTTAGTAATACTTGGTACCGATACTGGTGTTGTTGACACCACAGCCCCAACGAAATTAGCAGCATAAATGTTGGCAAATTTGGCACTGTTTGACCCCAGATCAATGCTATTGGTGGAATTTGGCAGGATAGCACCACCAACTGTGACTGTCTGGTTAAACGTTGCTGTTCCAGACACTGTTAGATTTGATGCTGCAGTCAATGCACCAGTGACTCTGGCGTTGCCAGCAACTGATAAAGATGCCCCATTAAGAAATACCGCAGCGTTGCTGCCAAAAATCCCAATGGCTCGGGTCTGAACTCCGCCGGCATTGACATACAAATTCAAATCTTTGTTCAGTGTGGTGTTGACAATACCAACTTCTGACGCTGAAACTGAAGAGATACTTAAATCTGATCCAATGGTCAGCCCACCGGCTGTTATGTTATAACTGGTGCTGGTGTTCTGATCACTACGCAGTAATTGGTTGGCCGTGATGCCTTGCAGTGACAAAGCGTTACTGGCATCCCCTGAAAATTGTGATCCAGTGATGGCACTGGTGCTCACCAGGTTGAATCCTGGTTTGATTGTGCTGAACCCAGCAATGCTGGTTTGTGGAGTAAATACTGCGTCTTTACTCAGTATTCCCACAACTGTGTTGGAAATATAGAATTTAACGATGACGTGGCTGACACTGGATGTGTCCAGTATGGTTTCCACCAGAGCACCACTGGTGCCTGATGTAGAAGTATAGGATGGCCCAATGATGACCCAGGTGGTGCCACTCCAGACTTTTAATTGTGAATTTGTTGAATCCCACCACAAATCACCAATGACTGGGTTCACTGGGGAGGTGGCACCAGATGCTGAACTACTGATGGCTTTCCAGTTTGATCCAGTGTAGACCTTCAAAACCCCAACGCTGGTGTCATACCAAATTTGTCCAGTTAGCGGAGTGGCTGGGGGAGTACCGTAAGAAAAGTTTTCTAATAGTTTTACAAAGTTTTCATTTAAGAAGACCCCGTATCCAGCATAGTTTTTACCAATTAGAGTCAAACTGGTGTTGGAATTATTAACGGTCCCGTCTGCAACAGTTGCAATTGTGGTGCCCGAAGTGGTAGTAATTGTGTATGACATCGTTTATGACCTATAATAGTATATATTTATTCGAAACCTGATCAAATGTACTGAAACCAAAAATCACCATCCCGAGAACC